GTCTCGAATAATCCACGAACCGTTATTCCAAAGGCTTTTATTTGAATGTTTTATTGCGCGCGTAATCCAATAATCCATGCCAGCCAACGGTGCTTGCACAATCGGCGCGGCGTTAACTGTGTAGGGCTTCACTTCTCATCAGGTATGAACATGCAAGCTAGGTCTGGGTCGCCGATCTTGGTTGAAACCCACGCCAAGAATGAAGCTGCTACTGGCACGATTAAACCGATTAGCACTGGGTCGACATTGTTTTTAGACAGTGCATAGATCATGATGCCTAGCAAACCGCCTTTAGTTGTTTGGTCGCCGATCTGTCGTTTAGCTTTATTTATTTTTTTTGTATTCATAACTAACCTAGTAAGGCGTTAAATTCGTCAGCTGTTAAACCTAGACGGTCTAAAATTTGTTGGCGTTTGTCGGCTGCTGCTTTTTCTGTTTTTGCTTTTGCTGTAGCTTCTTTTTTTGCTTGCGCTTGATCTGCTTCCATTTCTGCTAGTTCTGTTTCGTTATAGTCGCGTGTAATTGTTTCGCCTGTGATCGCGTCAAAAATAGTTATTTGTGGTGTAGTCATATGGTCCTAACTGTTTGCGTATCCGTAAATTTTTATAGTTCCACTTGTAAAAGTTGCCGAGTTTTGATTGCTAAAAGTAATATCCGTAAAACTTGTAGACGACGTTTCAACGCCTTGTGCAATCATAAATTCGCCTGTGTAGTTATTCAAACTTTGCATATTTGTAGGTGCAGCTAAAAACGGTGATGCCAAATAAATAGAACCGCCTGCCGATACTATTCCAGAATTTAAGTTAAAAAAGTTTCCGCTATTTGCTGCCGTGTCTGTTGTATATTCGGTTGAACCGGCAAACTGTAAATTGAATTTATGAGCTGTGCCGCTTCCCAGCCGCATACGAAACTTGCCAGCTGATGTGGCATTTACGTTAGAAAAATTTATTAAATAATTATCATATGTACTGCTAAAACAACTAGAAATAGTAAAACTTGTACTAACCGCACTGGTTGTACTTATAAGAGTCAGACCGCTCGACGCTGCTGGAGCTGGAGCGAGAGTCGCCCAGGCTGCGCCGTCGTAATACTGGACTACGTTTGTGGATTCGAGATAACACAACTGACCCTCTGCAAGAGTTTTCTCGCCTGCACCTCCGAAACCTGCGTCTCGGGTCACCGTTGTTGCAAACACTGGAACGCCTGTTCCAGCACTCTGGTTTAATTGCGCACCATATAAAACTTGACCGTCAACAAACGTTGGAACTGTTGTCTGTGTATTTGCCATAATTCTCCTTAGATTACCCTAGAACGTTGTCCGCACCGAGTATCCCGTAAATTGGGTCCCCGATCACGAATTGGTAGACGACCGTTGTAGGGCTCGTCCAGTAGGTAACTGAGTGCCCTCTGTTTACGTCTATGCGATGTTCTATGCCTTCAATAGCTAGTTCTTGGGCTAGTTCTGTTGTGGAACTGCCAGACGTTATAAACGTTTTTTCTATTGTAATCGTCGTGCCTATGTCGACTGTGGCGAGCAGGTCCCGTTGAACTTCGGTTAACATAAAAAACTCTGTTTGTACTGACGTATATCGCGCACTTGGCTGGGGTATTAGTAAATACTCGGCAAGCGCCAAAGCTGCAGCGTTGTTATGTAGCAAACTATTTGTGATTGATTCGGTCTGAATAAAATAAATTGCTTGGCTTGCTAAATCCTCGGCGACTTGTGGACTTCCGCTAAGGATTGAAACACTTGCTCTATTGACGACTTGGTTCGCTTCAAAACTTATCCCTACCCCGTTGTATCTAAAATTTGTGCCGTCGTCGTGAAAGTCTGCAACTGGAGCCGAAAGCGTATTTCCGATTCGAGATTGGAATGTCAAATACCCGTCTCTTGCCATGAATAATCGACCCTGCTCCGCGACGTTAATTTGATTGCAATAGGCAAGCGCGTTAGTGCCGTTGCTTATTGTGAAAGCAGCTGCACCGCCAAGAGTCTGAGTGCCAGTCGTAATGTCTCGCTGAGCAACTGGAAACGATATTTCTGGTCTGTCAAGTACCGCGCTAAGTCGAGCGCTGGACAGTTGTTCGCTGACATTGAACTCAGCTAGATCAGTTTGAGAAAGCAAATAAAAATCGTCCGCACAAAATACCGTAACTGTGTCAAGACCTCCAAGCGCAAAATTGTAGTCGTAATTTACAACACGCCCGATAAATAAATACTCTCGCACGTCGTCCGCGTCGTAACGCGAAAGTCTGACTCTGCGCATTGGTGCGAGTCCTGGCTGATCGTTTGCAGTGTCAAAAAATGGGCTGTCCTGATTCAGTGGATTAAATACCCCCGTCGTATCCAACATTGTGAAAGACAGTGAGCCAGCGCCAAACTGGTCGCCCATGTCGCGCCTACCGCGTCGACACGTCAAAGAATTAACTCCGTCTAAAACCTCTGCAAACTCTGTCGTGCCTCCGAGAACATAATCTGGACTACCTAAAACTCCTCTAGTTTCCGAGCCCAAAGTAAAAGCGTCAATTAAAAAACCTGTATCTATCTCTAGCGAATAATTCCCAGAGTCAACTACTGCAACGCCTGGCATTAGATAGCTATCTGTAAATCAAGCGGACCCGATACACGCTGATAGGCAAGCAAACTGTTTACAACTGATTCGCCGATCTCTGCCGATGTTGCTAGTCCCCCAGTGACGTTAATTGTGATGTCGCCACGATTAGCGATACGTTCGGCAACGCCTCCCATGAAGCCAGGTATTGCGCTTGGCCCTTGATATGGTCCGCCACCGCTAACTACTGGAGTGAAACTACCGCCACCACCGGCACCGCCACCACCGGCACCGCCTCCAGTTACCGCCGGAGACAAGATCGGAATACTCGCAACGTTTGGCAAAGTTACTCCACCGATTGAACCTGTGCCACCTTCGCGAGCAAAACCGCCTCCAGATACCGCGCTGGTACTTGTACCGCCCATTGTTGGTATTTGTGGCGCAACTTTTGTAGCAATATTGTCTAAACCTGGTATCGCGTTTATGACCATTGCTACCGCGTTGTAGAGCATATACATAGCTGAAATTAGACCGTTTACATATCCGATCACTGCGTTCATTATCAGATTTACGCCCGATCTAAAACTTTCAAATTTCTGATATGCAGCAAATATTGCAATACCAACCGCTGTTAAACCAGTAGCCCACAAAACAAACGGACTTGCGTTCATTGCGAAGTTAACTGCAAGAATGGCTGTAGCGATTGTGGCTATTGCTGCAGCTGCTCGCGTAAAGTTTTGTGGATTATTAGCAGCCCATGTAGCAAAATCTTTCACAACTGGCAAGACTGCCTGCACTGCTGGGAGTAATGCTTGACCGATTGAAACTTGCAAGTCTGCCATTTGTGCTTTAAGTATTCGACTGCTATTTGCCAAGCCGTCCGACGTACGCCCAAAATCGCCTTGAGCGTCTCCCGTTTGTTTATAGATCAAAGATTGCGCTGCTAATATTTTTGTTTGTGCCGATAATGCACCTGTTGAAACTTCAAGACCCATAGCGAGAGCTTCATTGCGAAGCGCGTTATCACTTAATAAAACTCCGTATTGACGTAGTGGCTCTGACTCGCCTCGAAGCGCTGCACCGATCGCTTGTACTGCTTGCTCTGGAGTTGTGTTATTAAATGACGCTAAATCTGATGCGAGCGCGGTAAAGTCGTTGCTAAATGTTGCTAATTCTTGACCAGATAGCCCTGCAGCTTTGCCGAATGTTCCGAACGTGCCTGCGGCTTGTAAAACTGCGTTTTGTGATTGCCCTAAGGCGGTTGCTGCACTCTTAGCAAATGCCTCCACTTCTGCAGCGCCTTCACCAAATACGACGTTTACTTTTGACAAATTTTCTGCTAGGTCTGATGCTGCCGTGATTGCTGGACCAGCGGCAGCTGCTAAACCTGCAAGCGCCAAAGTCGCTGGTAGTGCAGCTTTCTTTATAGCAAATTGTGCTTTTTCTCCAGCGGTTTCTAATTGCTGAAATTCTTTAATTGCTTTGTCAATGCCTTTACCGTCAAACTCGGCGACGATAGGTATAGATAATCCCATTACAACTCCCTCTGCACTGTGCGCATAGCGTCCATGACCGCAGACTTTAATTCTTGCTCAACGCCCCTACGCGCTTTATAGACCGCAGGTCCGATAAGTCGAGTGCGTCCAGCACCTACAAAGCCGAGCGAATTACCTAGTCGATTACTGTTAGCGCGTCCTGCAGTTTCAAAGATTGCTGCTGCTGGGTCTTTCTGTTCAATCAAAATTACGCCGACTGCGTTGCGTCGAGTGTCAAAACGCATACGCACACCGTTAACTGCTTTAGAAACTGTAAACGGAAACAGCTTGCGAGTGCCTTTAGTCCAGGCGTACTGCATGCCCGATAACGGGATTTTTGTATATACGTTTTTTGCTGCTTGAATTGCTGGTTGTGATATCTGTATCGCTTGAGCTTTGAATTCTTTTTGTAATTCTGGGTCAATTTTGCGCAAAGAATTAATAGTGTTTTTTACTCCCACTATTTCTACAGTTGTGCTGACCGACATTGTTACCTCTTACGACTATTTAATATCGTAATGACTGTGAACAGGTCGCGAGTGTCAAACTCGATATGGGTTGGATACCACCCTGTAGCTACTAGTAATTCTGCTAGTTGCCTTCGGTAAGTTCCAACCCTGTAGGGTTTGGGTTTTCCTCCGCGACTGCTGTGCACTCAAGATCGGGATTAGCCGAAAGCCATTTTCGCCAAGTGTCTGGCACTTTGTCTCCTGCAAGTTTGCACAATAACCAAGCCCAGCAAACCATATCGCTGTATCGAATAGTGTCTTGAACCGATTTATTTTCTAGACGTTCCCATTCGCAAATAACAAACATATTTGTTACAAGTATTCTTTCGGGAGTGCCGTCGCCCATTGTTAGTTTTATTTTGAATTTCATTTTGTCCTGTTCTCGGTCAGGTATGACCGTCTGATTATGGGGTTATGTCTCTAACCCAGTCTCCGCCATTCGCGGAAAATGTTACCATTGCCAGCTCTCCAGTGGTCGAATTTATTGGCGTGAACGATTCAAGCATCCCGTCACTCAGCTCCCAATATGGGTTACTGGCAGACTTAGCGCCCGAGCTTGGATGAACTTCCATTGTAAAACTGCCGTTGTCAAGTAGATCGTAAAGAGTTTCTTCAACTGAACCCGAGCCGTAATCCAAATAAAGCTCAACACTGCAGGACCAGAAATTAAGTCCCGGAGTTTGTTGGTCGCCTGTGTCGCCGAAAGCTGTGCTAGTTAGCGCGTGTCGTCCAGCTGTAATTGTGCAAGTGTTACCTTGCGAACTTAAGACAACTGGAGCGCCCGAGCCTGTCACTGTGATTACCGCGTTACTTAGAAAAGTTGCCATTTGTTACTCCTTGTTTGTAGTAATAGTTTTATCAGGTTTAATCGTGCTTAGT